AAGGTTTCCGTGATGCTACACAAGCTCTCCGTGATGAATCCCAAGCGTTCCGTAATCTATCTGAGTCTGACGCTGCGGAAGCTGATTTACACCGCATAGCTGCGGCTCTAAGCGAGACCAATGCGGCGACTTCTGAGGCAAACTCGTCTACATCTGAAGATAACGCTGCGGCCTCGGAATTAGCGGCACAGACTGCTGAAACAGGCGCTGCGGCTTCGGCTGCTGCGGCCTTGGCCAGTGAAAACGCTGCTGCGTCCAGTGAAGTGGCTTCGGCTGCAAGCGAGGCGGCTGCTGCGGTATCTGAGACCAACGCTGCGGGTTCTGAGGCAGGTGTTGCGGCTGATGCTGCTACTGCTACATCTAAAGCCGCTGCCGCTGGTGTCAGTGAATCTAACGCTCTTATCTATAAGAACAATGCTGCGGCTTCTGCAAGTAACTCTGAGATTTCTGCGGTCAACTCAGCTAACTCAGCTACTGCTTCTGCGAACAGTGCGGTACAGGCTTCCAACAGTGAAAACGCTGCGGCGACAAGCCGTAACACAGCGTCTACCTATGCGACTAACTCACAAGCTAGTGCAGTAGCGTCAGAGGCATCAAAGGTAGCTGCGGCTGCGAGTGAGACTGCGGCTGCTACATCTGAAGCAAACGCCGCTACGTCTGAGAGCAACGCTGCAACTTCTGAAGCTAACGCTTTGACATCTAGAGAAGCTGCTGAGGCTGCTTTGGACAATTTCGATGACCACTATCTAGGTGCTAAAGCTACAGACCCTGCAACAGACAACGATGGCGATGCTCTGATCACAGGCGCGTTGTACTTCAACGAAACTGACAATGTAATGAAGGTGTACGAGGGGTCCGCATGGGTCGCTGCTTATGCGTCCCTGTCTGGGTCTCTTCTTGCGGCAAACAACTTTTCAGATGTGGCTTCTTCCTCTGACGCTTTGGTAAACCTTGGATTTACAGTTTCTTTATCAGAACTAAACAATGTGTCCGGCATTAACTCATCTGTACAAACACAGCTTGATGCTAAAGCGTCAGCTACTGATCTAACTACAGCAATAGCAGGACTAGGCACAGCGTCAGCACTCGATGTTGGCACAGGCGCTAACCAAGTCGTTCAACTCAACGGGTCAGGACAGCTACCCGCACTGAACGCATCTAACTTAACTGGCATTGACGGTGTTTCAGCCGCAGCCCTACTTAAATATGGAGCTTTATAATGGCTGATACATTAGAAGAAATCTACAAAGCAACACTCTCTGTTAGTGACTTTGATAGCAATGGCGTGAAGACGATTGTAACTACAGACGCAAACACTAGTTACGTTTTGAAGGATGTCCAAGTTGAACAATCTGAGGCAGACGTACCTATCAAGGCAAACCTTTTAGTTAACGATATGAATGTAGCTAATATAGATAGCTCTGTTACGGGTTCTGAAATTGTGGGTCCATCTTCAACTGTTAAAATTGATGCCTCTACTTATCCTTTAGCCTACACTGATAATTACTATCAAATACTTAACAGTAGTGGTAATTTAGAACGAAACGCCAACGCAAGTATTGCGGGGGTAGCGGACACTACATTAACAAATTTAAAAGCCACTAGAACACCTGTAACCTCAGTTGGTGACTATCCACTTGTTGGTTATTGGGAGGGTATTGGCCCCAATAATGCTGCATTAAAAATATTATTTGATAAGAACTCTACTACTCAGTTCTACACTTTCGACAGTAGTGGGACACAAGTAGCTAGTAATACACAAAGCTACTCACCAAAGGCATTCGATGGTTATAGGTATGTGTATTACTTTCCAACGGGTTCTGTGATGAAGAAGCACGATATATGGACGAATACAACCACTGATATTAGTGCATCAATTGGCAGTGGTAGTGCAACTTCTTACCCTAGATTAATGTATGCGGGTAATAATCTGTACTTTGGGTGGAAAAGCTATAACTTTGCTGATGCGGGCAGGGCGCCATTTATTTTTGATAGTAGTAAAAATACTATTACTGGGATGACCAATGGTAATACAGCAAATACTCAGTTTTCTATGAATGGTGAACCTACATGGTGTACTTCAGATACCAGCGGTAACATTTATATGGCAAAAGTTCAAAATGCCACTACTTTCTACATATATAAAATAAATGCTACGGGTACTGCCTCAACTGTAGGTAGCAAGACCATGTCCGGGTTTAGCTCTTATAATCAAGATCAATGGATGAGCGGCGCTAGTGATGGCAAGATTTATTTTTACAGTAACGGAGCAGGGGTTGCTTACTATGACTCCGCTTCACATTCTTTTAAACATACGTCCCTAGGTTTTAATAGTAATTCACCCCTTGGTGGCAAGGCGCATTTAACGCTTGGTTCGGAAACTCCTTCTGCGTCAACTGTTGCTGCAAGGACTTACTCTCTTAACCCTCAAGTTACCTACAGAGTAACTGGTATTAAATCTGTATAGGAGAAATAAACATGGCTTTAACAACAGTAGCATTACCAAAAACGACAAGTACAGCAACTCCTGACACATTTATTATACTAGGGACTGACAGCCAAGCAATAATTTACACCTGCCCAACAGGGAGAAAATTTATAGGACAGGGTGTCCTAAGTGCAAATGGTAGTTCAAGTATTGACTTAGGAAATGGCGGTGAAGGAACTATTTCTGGGAGCACATCTGGAGGCTTTTCGTTTGACCTTTACCTACCAGCGGGACGTTCAATAGTAGCGCAATACGCAGGGATAAGTGGGATTGAATCGGATGCTTAGTATTACAGTTAACGACGATCTGTCGTCGCATACAGTAAACGAAGATGAAACTTTAGAGTTCTTCTTCCCACCTTATAACGTGCTTACAACAGAACCCTTTACTTCTGCTGACGAAGTTGAGGCGTTTATCAATACCAACGTAGAAGAGTACAACTGGTGGCAACCATACGTTGACCCTGCTGTTCGGGCGCAAGAGCAATCGGATACCCTTGCTGCCGCTAACCGTGACACACGCAATCAGTTAATCGGTGAAAGCGACTGGACACAGATACCAGACAGCCCGTTAACGGATGAAGCGAAGGCTTTGTGGGTTACATACAGGACTGCGCTGCGGGATATTACGGCTCATGCTGATTGGCCTAACTTGGATGAGGCTGACTGGCCTACGGAGCCTTCAGAATGAGATATCTCCTATTAATACCTATTTTAGCTCTAGCCGCTTGCTCAACCAAGAATGACGTAGTTATGAACTACGACTATCAAGTCGCTGTAGCTGAAACTGAGAAAGCCCGAATGGAAGCTATCAAAGAGATTGCCCGTCAGGGTGATACTGGTGCAGTTGCTGCCGCTATGATGATGCAGAACCAAGGGTCTAAATCTCACGCAGCACCTCGTAGTGGTGGTGATAGTGCTTTGGCATGGGCGCAAGTCCTTGTCCCTGCTACAGTTCAATCAGCTGGCATTGCTGTAAATGGTTTGGTTGCCAGAACTCAATCTAACAACAACAAAGACGTTGCAATCGTGAACAGCGATAACACCACAGCAGTTGCGGTAGATACAAACTCAACTATGGCGACTATTGCTGAGGTTACTATTGTTAACCCAGAGGTCGTGACCAGCACGAACACGGTTGTTTGCTTAACTGATGCTGACTACAGCTGCGAGTGAAAGTTGTAAGGGAACCTACTAATGACTAAAGAAGACGGTTGGCACATATCCAAAAGTGTCCCCGCAACCCTTCTCCTTGGCCTTATGACACAAGCGGCCGCCATTGTCTGGACAGTGTCTATGATGATGGCGGACATTCAACAGAATACTGAAAAGCTGATAGCTTTCTCAGAGCGAGTGTCGAAGGTCGAGAACATGGTACAAAGCCAAGCGGTAAGCATGGCTCGTATCGATGAAAACATCCAACATATCCGTGGTGCTGTCGAGAAGATGGCGAACGAATAACCATGCTCTGTATCTTGGTGTTCGTTGGGTACTCCCATTCGTTCACCAATGGTACAGGCAACTGGTTTCACAAGAAGTGTTACTACGCCTGTGATGCCCCCATGAATGGTGGGTGGTACAATCGTGTGTGGGCTGTTTCCCCATCTTATTTTTGCCCAAAGGAATTTATTAATGATTGAAGTATTGGCTTTAGCCAGTGCCGTGGGCGCTATTTCCAAAAGCATAAGCAGTGCAGTAAAAGCTGGTAAAGACGTTCACAGTCTGATGCCAGCTTTCGGTAAACTAGCGAAACTAGAGGCCGACATTAACATTGCAGAAAAGGGCAAGCATAAAGGCCCACTTGGTCGCCTTACTTCTACGGAAAGTGAAGGTTTTGCTATTGCACAAGCTAAGATGGCGCATAAAGAAGCAATGTCAGAACTGCGGTCGATTTGCCAACTATTTGGCCCTCCGGGAATGTGGGATACTGTGGTTCGTGAACAAGCCGCGGCCCGTAAGCGCCGAAAAGAGGCGTTAGAGGCACAAGCTGAGAAACGAGACAAAATATTCTACACCCTAACTATCTTGATAGCAGTAATCATATTTAGCGTTGGAGCCGCAGCCCTATTATGGGGTGCATCCATATTAGCCAAACCGTAAGGAAATAACATGAACCTCAACCCAATTGGCGGTATCGTTGATGGGCTTGCGAAAGGTTTAGACGAACTCTTCACATCTGAAGAAGAGAGGGAAGCTGCAAAGCTAAAACTAGCTACACTAATGCAGCAACCTCATATGCTCCAAGCAGTAGCGAATATCGAAGGTGCAAAGCATCGCTCAATATTCGTTGCTGGGTGGCGTCCAGCTATTGGCTGGGTCGCTGCATTTGGCTTGGGGTATCAGTTCCTGATCTTACCATTCGCAGGTCTAATTAACGCATACGCAAAACTACCCGTAGAACTCCCAAGTTTAGCGGCGGAACAACTCATGAGTTTAGTCATGGCATTACTAGGTCTTGGCGGTATGAGAACATTTGAGAAATACAAAGGCGCATCTAAGTGAAAGATAATTTTGAACAGAGTTTAAAGATGATCCTGCACCACGAAGGTGGGTTCGTAAACCATAAAGACGATCCCGGCGGTGCAACAAATCTCGGAGTTACCCAAGCGGTTTACGAGGGTTGGGTCGATGCGCCTGTGACTGTAGATGACATGAAAGCAC